GCTAAACAATTCTGGACCACGTTCTCCTACGATGTAGCTGGTTCCACCTGTTACTGGCCCTCCCATTGCCTTTCCAAAACCAAATCTAATTTGATTGTAATTATCAGGTTTTGATAAATCCACGCTTGGTAAATCTGAAGAATTTGATGGCATAAATCCTGCTTTACCAAAAGTAAAACGTGATACTTGTTGTTTAGGAGTTAAAATCGGAGTTGCACTCACTGCATCTCTAATAAAGTTATTACCACCTCCGCCTCCACCCCCACCAAATAGACCACCTAGTAATCCGAAGAAACCACCACCGCCTAGACTTCCTTGCATATTTCCAAAGAAAGCCATGTTAAATGCTGCGTCTATTAGTTTGTTCAATACGCTGCTTAATACATCATTGAGTGTGGAAGTGCCACGAATCATACCTTTTATGCCATCGGATATGTCAGTTGCTATTGTCTGAGACATTCTTTCAAATGCTGCTGCTGTTTCTTCAGCCAACTGTCTTTCTTTTTGTAAATTCTGTAAGTACTTAAGTTTATTACGGATTTCATTTTCGTCTTTTATTTCGCCATCTTGTTTCATTTGCATTATTTGTTTTTCTATTTCAAATTCATCTGTAGACAGCCCCATAGATTTTTCTAATAGTGCTATTTCATCAGATATATTTTTTACTCTTTGTTTTTGTATATTCCCTAATAATTTATCAATAGCGGCTTGCTCTTCCTTTTTATTTGCTAATTTTTGTGCTTCTTCTACATTCTTCTTAGCTTGGTCTAAAGTAATACCTGGATTAGCCTGTATTAATGCTTTTTGTTCTTCACTTCGTGTAAAAAATCCTCCTTTCAGAGCTTCCACTAATTCACGAGCTTTTACAACATTAGGGTCAGTAGATGTCGCTGCTTGTCTTTGTAAATTAGCTGCCGTAATTCGATTAAGTAAGAAACTTCCTGCTCCCGATCCCTGTAAAAATGATGCAAAAGCTGCTCTCATCTGAGTCATAGCCTTTGTAAACTCATTAGACAGTTCTGTAGCTCCTTTACCGAAATTTTGTAGAGCATTTACACCGTCTTGACCTATTAAACTAATCATTTTTGCTCTGGCTGCTTCAAATGCTTCCTCTTCCCCACCTAATTTTTCTAAAGTTTTTAGGTTCTTTTCAAATTCTGTTCCAGTAATTCCTAGTGCTGCTGATACTGCTTCTGCATCTTTTGTTGCGTCATTCAAAGCTGCTCCAAGTTTTCCTGTTTCTACTGTAAATGCTTGGATTGTTGTAGCTACTGTAGTTGCTGCGATACCTCCTGCAAAACCACCCATCTGTCCAAACATTCCACCAATACCGCCACCTAATGCACCAGCAGCACCGACAAATGGACCTTGACCAAATAGCAACGGAAAACCACCACTTATTAATGCACTCTGAAAGTCAAATCCTCTTCTTCCGCCTCCTGCACTTGGCGGTAAGGCTGGTCCTATGGATCCACCAATCTGTCCGAAGTTTCTTCCTCCTGCAAACTTACCCGAAGCAATTAACTGACTTCTTTTTGCTACCTGTTCAGTTATATCAGTTTGTATTTTTAACTCATCTTGAGCTATCTTTCTTTGACTTGCTGCTGCTTTTAATTGATTTTTAGAATCTAATGTCGCTGCTTTCTTTATAGCTGCCCGTGCTTTGTCTACTTTCAGTCCTTTATCAGCTAATTTCTGTACTTGATCTCCTAATCTTCTAGTTTCGATCATTGATGCTTTTTGAGCATCTTTGCTTTTGGCTATCTTTTCTTGTATTTTTGATATTCTTGTATCTATTTTTAAAGGTTGATTTAAATTTCTTCTTAAATTATTTATACGTTTTTCTAAAGTCTGCAACTCGTTTCTAGCAGCTTTAGTGTCTAGTTTTATATTTACGCTGTAATTTGACGCAGCCACCGCAAATTTGAGTCAGATATTAAAAGTTTAGCGCACTTTACGAACTTGGGCTTGTCTTTTTGCTTTTTCGTAGGCTTCTTCTTCTCTTTCAGACTTCAGTTCAAAGTAAGCGTTCCAAGCATACAGTTCTTGGACCGACATTTTTTCTCGAATTTCTTTGTGTGTGTAGCCTAGTTTTTCTGCGATAAAAAACTGTAAGTATATAAAGTTATCTTCTTTCAGTTTAGCTTTTTACGGCATCGGGGCTTTCCCCCTCGCCCACTCCCTGCATCTTAGTCATTATGTCCAGTAGGACAGATAGAGGTATTTCTCTTCTTAGTGCTGGTAAATCTGCTGCTGTAAACATTTTTGCACCTGAGTCATCTTCTGCTTTTGTAATAATAACCTGTAGAGCAAAGTCAAGACTTCCTTCTTCCTTACCTTTGTTCATAGCTATTAATGTACTGTTTATGGTGTCTCTGTCAGCTATCGTAAGAGGCGACCAAAAGATTTTTAAAATTAGTTCTTCTCCCTTAAAAATGGAGTAGCTACTACGTTCTTCGACACTAAAGGCTTGCTTTAGTTTGTCTATTGCTCTTACTGGGGACATAAAAATTTAAAGTTATTCCTGTAGTATAGCTTATTACTAATAATCAGCATCAAAACTTATGTTTTTAGCCTTAAATGTTTCCACTATTGCCAGTGCGATAGCAAAATTGTAGTTTTCATTCGCCATGTATATCTTATACCAATCAGGACTTTGACTAGGAGGTGTTATTTCGCCCCCGCCAGACCTTACTATTCTTGCGTGTTCGGAATATGTCACTCCTGGTTCTCCCACAGGTGCAGTAGCCCCTGGGTTGTTTACAGCAAAACCAGCATATTCAGCTTCATTACCTACATATAAAGGTTTTTCCAGTGGAACTTTTTTCGGTCTTTTTCTTTTTGGAAGTTTACGATTTGATCTTATTTGATCGTAGGTTGTTCCCGACATTCCAGCTTCGCCCTCATCTTGCCAATGCAAAGGAGCATCAAAACCCATTATGTCTCCGTTATCTATTTGTTCTCTTTTCGTGGATTTTGTTACTGGTTTTACTGGAGTTTCGCTTATTTTCCAGCTTGTAGCAAAGTGTCCTGTCCACCAAGGGCCAGCAGCCTGTAGATCCTGAACCATTATAGAAGCTACTTTACTTTTCAGAGCTATCATATTCTGCTCTAAATCTTTGGTTAGATGAGAGATGTCTTTAGAACTAGGCATTGGCAGTAAAGGTGCAACTAACTACAGATAGGAAATGACTTTCTCTTTCTGTATTTATTGTAGTCGGTCCAGCTATTTGTGATACACGGGGAGAAGCAGAAAATGTATCTGAGTAATCTGATGTGTTTACCGAAGTTAACCCGTCTATTACTGCTTCAGCTATTGCTGCTCCATCTGCTGTTCCCTTATTCTTAGGTGTCATAACTCCACAAGTTATTGATCCTCCATAGTAATCAACTGCTGCACCTTGGGGTTGAGTTGTTGATTGTGTAAAATCAAGACTTACCATTACATATTTTTTAGTTTTACCTGGAGTTGTAAAAGGTATGTTATCAAATACTACAGTTACAGTGGGATCTGCGTTTTGAACAGCATCTAGTATTGCTGTTTCAAATGCTGCTCGTGCGTTTACTAAAGTCATTAGAAAATTATATCAACACGGAATAAATATTCCTGTCCGCCTTTTAATGTGCGAATATCCGTTATCTTAGCTCCTCTTGTTGATCCAGAAAATGTAAGAGTTATCTCGTCTTGGAGTAAAGGTTGATTGTCGCCTATCAAGTCTGGAGTTATGTAGAGTCTCGCAACATTCTCCTGAAACCCAGATTCTTCAGTAGATTGTACAAACTCGATAGGTACTTTAATTGTATAGTTTGTGTCTACCGTTATGTACTCTCCAGTTGCGTTGTTATAGCTAGACACACCTTTTCTTGTGTAAACAATAGAGGTGTCTAATGATATTCCAAGTTGAGCCACCACTTGCTTTGCAATTTTTTTAAATGCTGCGTCTAGTTGTCCTGCCATCAGCCTCTAACTACCCTCATCTGAAAAGTTCCTGCTCCACCTAGCATATACGCTCCAAGATAACTTTGTAACCACGGGTAAACATCTAAAATATTATTTACCGATCCTGTTCCCTGGCTTGCAGTATTGTACTTTACCTCTATATCTCCTAATTTTACTTCAGAAAAGTTACCATCTGTTCCTGTGTTACCTGTCATCGCATCTGTATCATTTGCCAAGGCTCTAGCTAATTCGTACTGTGCATACTTAATATTGTTTGGAATAGTTGAACAACTTAATTCAACTCTATCTACTTGATAATTAGTTCTAGGAAATTTTAATGCTTGATTCTCGTCACATCTATCACCTTGAAATACAAAAGTATCAATCCATCTTGTAGCAGCTATTAATGATCTATTTTTCTGATCTTT